TTAGCTCACCTTTAGCTTTGGTTTCTTCGACTTTGTTATTCATCCAAGCTGTGGCAACACCACCAACAGCACTTATGATTCCACTAAATATCATACCCACTTCTCCCTCTTGCCACCATCATACCATCTGGCATGACCTTCTTCGACTAGCTTTTGACATACGTTATCACCATCACCCGTGAAAGGTGTACCTAATATCCTACCGTATTTACCTCTCTTATCGAGAGAAGTTTTCATTGTAAAATCTGTTTGAAGGAGTGCCGTCAATCTGGCTTTAGCTAATAAACCTAGTTTCTTTTCCTCAAGATTTCGAGTCCGACTCTCAGGTGCATTGATCTTCTCTAGCCTGATGCGTTGCTTCTTGAGACATACCCCAAAGCCTAGATCAATATCAACATCTATCGTATCTCCATCAACTACTTTTACAAGTGTACAATTATATACAAATGGTTGCATTTTCATTACACCCTTCCAGAAACAGAACGGACAAACTCCTGAACACTAGCTACCACATGAAGTCTGTTACCTGTTGCCGCTGTTGCTTTTAAAATTTCAGTTGGTTGCAGAGTTAAATTTCTACTTAATAACTCTACTGTTCCATTCGCACCAACAGCCGCAACTTTAAATAAACTAAACACATCTGATCCATTCGTCAGAGTAAGTGTTATTGTATCTGCGTTACCTGTATCTTCCGATACAAGGATAGAATTAACGACAGAAAAAGCTACTGTTGTTGGTGATGTATACAGGACAGTTGCTCCTGTTCCTGTTAAATCTAACTTAGCGTTGGTTGCTCGTTGTATATACTGAGCATAACTATCTATATGCACTATCCAAACCTTTGCTTCTGTGACTTAGGAGGAGTTTTTTTACTGCCACTTTTACCTGCCCAAAATAATTTGTTTGCCCAGTATGCGGCACTCGTCTTACCCTTCTTAATATTCTTACCGTGTCTTGCCTTGAAAGACTTACGAGCTTCAGGGCTGTAGTTATGACCCATCTTCTGATCACCAAACCTTATAACCCTAACCTTTCCTCCATCACGAATTGCAACAACACCCTTCTTTGAAGCATGAGATGGTGTACGTTTAGGTGCGTTCAATCTCGTGAGACCTACTTTCTTTAACCTATTCTTTTCTGCATCTGTTAAACTCATGACTTTCTATGTCTCCGTACTTTCTTTGCAATACTCTTTGGTTGCTTGCTAAACTGCTTTCCTTTTTTAGTATCGGCTCTTTTCTTGCGTGTTGTAGCGGCATACTCTTTAGCAGACAAAGACTTAATAGCACTTTCAGGAAGATATCTTTCCCCTGTTCTGCCAGAAGGTTTACCTGACTTGGTTTTCCACTTTTGCTTAGTCCATTTTTTCAAAGATTTTTGTGGTTCTTTCAAAGACATTACGACTTATATCCCCCACCTGCTTTTTTATATCTGGACGCTAAAAGTT